ATTGATCGTTTGATTGGTGGTGATTATGGTAAGTATGACCAAAAATTACCATCACAGTTGATCATTGCGGCTTTACGCATATTGATAGATTGTGCCCGAGAGTGCGATTACTCCGATCAAGATCTGAAGGTCATGGAGGCTATGGTTGGTGACATTGTTTACTCCATAATTGCTTTCAATGGTGATCTTATTGGGTTGACAGAAGGGACTCACATTAGTGGTAACTCTCTCACAGTCATCATCAACGGAATCTGTGGTAGTTTGAATTTGAGGTGCTACTTCTTTAGCGAAGAAGAACACCATGGTTTGAACTTCCGGGAACATGTTGCATTGATGACATATGGAGATGATAACATTGGTTCTGTTGGTAAATCAGTTAGTAAGTTTACAATCAAGGGGGCATCTGAGTTCTTGGCTAAGTATGGCCAGGTATACACGATGCCAGACAAGGAGAGTGAATTGCTGGACTTTTTGCCACCGGAGGAGTTTGAATTTCTTAAGAGGAAATCGGTTTTCCATCCAGAATTGGGATGTCACGTTGGAGCATTGATTGATAAGTCATGTTTCAAGATGTTGCATTGTTTCTTGAGGAGACCTGGTAGTCCTGATACAGAGGATGTTGCAGCGGCCAAGAATATTGACACAGCATTGAGTGAATGGTTCAATCATGGTGAGGAGGTTTATGAGCTAAGGAGAGCTCAAATGAAGGAAGTTGCTAAGCGTGCAGGAATCACGCATTTTTGCTCTGATTTGGATAAGAGCTACGCAACAAAGGTTGAATTATGGAAAGATAACTATCTTTCATAAGTTCGATAACTGCCCTCGAGTATGGCACTAAACTGCTCCCCCCGTCGGTCCATGGGGGTCCTGTGTATAGTTGAAGAGACCCGTATGTATATGGATACCCCGTACATGTTGTATCTTTTATCGTTCTTTCATGTTCATGTATATGTAGGCTTTGCATACGAGGGATGACCCTATTTAGGGTAGTGTACCCGCACAATTTTGAAACAACG